ATATTTTGAAAATTTATGATATATTTTTAAGATGAAGCTAAAAGCAAATGATAGCACAAAAAAACTTTTCCAGGCGTTCGGGCGTGGATTAATTAAACAAGAAGATATTATAAATCTTGTTGAATCCCGAAAAATTGAACTCGGAAAACATCTTTATTGGACACTCGATCAATTTGCAACGATTACACAATTAGCAAATGATATTGAAATTGTGCGTTATCTTTTGAAAATTGAAAAAGATAAATTATCTTTGCTAAACAAAATATTATTTAAAACTAATCCGCTAAAGATTAATGTTAAAAAGTATCTTGAAACTTTGAAATTTGCGAAGGATGGAGTTAAAGATATTACTGATGCAATTTCAAATATTAAACAACCCGAACTTTCGGATGATCAAAAGAATGCAGGATTTGGAAAGCTAAATTTCGGTGATTTAGGGATGGCAAGGACGGTGGGATCATTTGAAGGTATCGGAACGTTAAAAGCTTATGATTTACCGATGCACTTAGTAATTCAATCGATCGACCAGAATGCAGCAATTAAACGTTGTGAAAAAGCACACCAAGACATAATGAAGGAAAATAGTAAGAAAAAAAATAACAAATGAAAAAAGCAGTAACCATTGTCAATTCCGAAATAGTTGTTTATTCTGCACTATCCGCCCCGCTTTCAATTGATCCTGCTTTAGATGGTGGTATAAAATTAGACATACTTGAAACACTTAATAATAAAGCCGGTAACATTCCGTATCTAAAACTCTCAATTGCTCCATCCGAAAATATGCCAGATTCGACTGTTGGTATGGATGGCGAATACTTCATATTAATATCTGCTAATTGCAGCGTATTTGCTAAATTATCAGGAGCATGGAATGTTGTTGATAAGTCAAATGATATGTTTTTCTTTCACAATACAGATGATGGAAAGCGGAATTATTACGCACTGAGTGACGATTTAGTAAATACTACCCTTGTCCATACAATTGATTTTGGTAATCCAGGCGGTGAATCAATTAAATACACACTTCAAACTTTAACCACTCCACAAAAATCACAGGCTCGCATAAATATTGATGCAGCATCTCAATCATATATTGATAATGCTATTGCAGCTTTAAAAAATAGCGGTGCAATCGGGGCATCTGTTGCCGGTTCAATTATGCCATGGATGGGATTAACAACTACAATTCCGCAAGATTGGGCTATTATACCATCTGTTCAGACGTGGTACCTAAAATCGGCTTACAATCAATTATATGTCGCTTTAGGGTCTGAAGCCAATCCTTGGGGTATAACTGCAGATTCATTTTCAATTCCATATATTGCACCAGGATCATCTATAATTCAGCAAGGAACTGGATTTATTAATAGGTCTATCGGGGGAACAAAAGATGAAACTTTAACGATTGAAAAAATACCGGCACATAGTTTTAAAACAGTCGTAAATGCTCCACGGGGTGGAAACGGAACATTAGCAACATCTCCGATTGACAGATCAATCGCAACCGAAGCCACAGGAAATGTTCAGGACGATGACAATAACGCATATAAACTGTATGCTGCAAATTCGGGAGCCGTTCCAACGCTTGGAAAAACTGATAGTTTAGGTGGTGGGCAAGCTCACAATAATATGCCCCCTTATATTGCTTCGTATTGGATTATTAAGTTAAAAAATACAGGTGGAAGCTTTACCGCTTTGATAAATGAAAATGGACACCTAATATTAACTTTTGACGATGGAAGTACTCAAGATGCTGGATCTGTAGTTTCTGCAAATCCCACTTATATTTTATCGGTTACTGAAGCATCGGCAAGGGTAGACATACCAATCCCTGCTAATACTTACATACGAGATATTAACGTTTTCAAAGTTTCAGGTAATCCAATAATAAACATCCCCGGAATAAATACAGGAGATATGACCGGAGAAGATATTTACCCGTGTTCTGCTAATCTACATTTAACAAACGCAGGTAATTTACAGGTAAACGTATCTGGCGGAGTTGTTAAAATTCAAATCATAAAGTATAACATATGATTACGTTAATTTACCTTTATCAAAGGAAAATATATCTGATATTCAAATACTTATACATCACAATATTTTTAATGTCAACTTTTACAGCACAAAAAGAAATGTTTAAAATAATCAAACAACTTATTAAATCATGAAAAAAGCTATTTTATTTTTATTGGTATTTATTTCTATCTTGTCAATGGGGCAGGCTCCCCAACGATTCAATAAGGTAATCGTAACGGGTGATATTACATCTCCTAAATTTATTCGCACAGGATCTACGGTCGACAGCGTATTGCTTGGTAATGGTTCTGCACGGGCGGTTGCATCTATTAAAACTGATACTGCAAGTTTGTCGAATCGAATAAACACCAAAGAACCTGCAAACTCAAACATACAGGCTCACATTTCAAGTACTTCAAATCCTCATTCTGTGACCAAATCGCAGGTTGGATTGGGAAGCGTGGACAATACATCCGATACAAACAAACCTATCAGTACGGCTACTCAAACGGCTTTAAATGGGAAGCAGGCGGCAGGAACTTACTCTACGGACATCCATTCAAATATTACTGCTTTAAATGCAGTATCAGGAACAAATACTGGAGACGAAACATTAACATCTATTAAGACAAAATTAGGCGCTGCAAGTTCTTCAAATTCGGGCTACCTATTAAATACTGATTGGTCAACATTTAATGGAAAACAAAACGCTTTGACTTTTGGAAATCTAACAAGTTCAGTGGCGAGTATGTCGGTAGCAGGTGGAACAGGGGCTGTTATTGGAAGTGGGGTACAATTAAGTATTCCAAACGCAAGTACATCGACCGATGGTATATTAACGGCAGCGAATTTTAATGTATTTAACAATAAACAACCACCGGGAAGTTATTTAACATCTCTTACGGGGGCTGTATTACTAAACCCATCATCCGCTCAAAGTGGTAGTATCAATTTAACAGGTTCAGCCACTTTTTCATCAGCTGTCCAAACAACAGGGATTACCCCAACAAACCTAACAACAAATTACATCCCTATGAAAAGTAGTGGGGTGTTGATTGATAGTCCATTGTCTATAGTAAGTGGAATTACAACTATTACAACAGGAAATCAAGCGTCTTCAAGGTTTAATATTATAAATACATCTGGTCATGGCTTTTCTTTAGTTGCTGGTCAAACAAATGAAAGTCAGGATGGATTTAGTATATATGATACAAGTTTAGGTACCACAAGACTTACAATTACAAGTGGTGGAAACGTTGGAATAGGCTACTCCTCAGGAACTGAAATAACTAATAATAAGTTGGCGGTGAATGGTAAATCCTACTTTAACGATATGGTAAACATCGGATATGCTTTTGATAATCCGGATTTAACAGGAAATCAATTAGCAGTAAACGGAAATATATACTCATCTAACATAATTCATTCGGAAGGGCAAATGATAAGTGATGATTTAATTACAGGACTTGGAGATATTAAGGCTTATGGGAATTTTATAAAGAATGGAGGTACATCATCCCAATTTTTAAAAGCCGATGGGAGTGTGGATTCAAATACTTACATTAATGTGAGTGACATATTGTCTGGTTTTTTTTCTGGAGTAGGAGTTACAGCTACAATATCTGGGGCAACTGTTACCGTGTACACAGTATCGATAGGAGGAACAATGCCGAACACGTCATATAAAGTAAGTGTAACCCCAACATCAATTATCGGGGGGTCTGCTGCGCATTATGTTTCAAATAAAACGACTACCACGTTTGATTTCATTTTAGTAGGAGGGATATTCGGAAATATAACACTGGACTGGGTGGTATTTAAATAATTATTAAATTAATCAGCCGAAAGGCATAAAACAAAAACAAAATGAAAACAGTAACAAGTACATTCCTTTCTTTAAATTTTAGAGATTTATTGAAAGCATTAATCATCGCAGTTTTAACACCTGTTATCCCAATTATTCAAAATAGTTTGAGTGCCGGGGTATTAACTTTTGATTGGAAAAATATTACAATAGCTGCAGTGGGTGGGGCTTTTGCGTATTTAGTTAAAAACTTTTTGACTCCATCGCAGATTATTATCACCGATGTCAATGCTGTAACTAAGGCGAAAGCTGAAGCTGCAAAATAAAATAAGTGCCCGCTTGAAATATAGCGGGCTATTTTTAATTTGTTAAATTAATTGTTATGTTGGGGATAAACGATTGGATTGCAATTTTAATAGCATTTTTTACGAACCTTGGCGCTGCCTATGCTTTTTTTGAAAATCAAAAACGAAAGCAGACTGAATTTGAACTAAACATGAATATTGAGATTGCAAAGCTAAATGAGAAGTACGTTGCACTAAACAAGGAAGTTTCAGAACATAAGGATGGCAATGAAAAATCATTTGATAAAATTGAATCCCTGGTTATGGATAACACAAAAAACAACAGGGAGGACCATGGAAAGCTATTCGATAAACTTGAAAAAGTTTCAAGCGACTTTGTGATTGCAACAAGGGTTTTAATTGGTAATACAAAATAAAATGACACGAGCCGAAAAATTTATACCGAAAATACTATTTAATGAGGGTGGCGATAAAGTGACCAACGATCCAAACGATTCAGGAGGGTTGACAAAGTACGGAATTTCTCAAAAATCCTTTCCAAATGTCGACATAAAAAATCTAACTGAGGCAAAAGCTATTGAAATCTATAAATCAATTTATTTCGATCCATGCAAAATAGATTTAATAGGCGATGAATTACTCGCACTTCATGTTTTTGATTTTGCTGTAAATTCAGGAAATAGTAGGTCCATAAAAATACTTCAAAAAGTAATAGGAGTTGAAGCCGATGGGGCGTTTGGAAAAGATACTTTATTGGCAGTAAATACGGGATCTCATGTAGAAGCATTTAAACAGGCTCGTATTGATTTTTATAAATTAATTGGAACAGGTAAAAATGCAAAGTTTTTAAAAGGATGGATTAACCGGGTAAACAATTTAAAATTATGAGAAATTTAATAAAACGTTGTTGGTGGATTTTGATTCCGATAACATTTGGATTTTTGCTGTTTACTTTTTCATGCAGGACGATCTATGTTGATCGTCCATATTACGTCACACAGAACGACTCTATTCAATTAATTGACACGGCAATACTAATTCACCACGATACTATAAAAAGTACCGTGGTAGTACCTATTAAGAATAAATTGGCTATTATAGACACTAAGTTTCTATTTTCGAAAGCTTGGATTTTTAATGACAGCTTATTTTTATCGGCAAATCTTAAAAATAATGTCGATACAGTTAAAATAAAGAATACGATTAGGACTATAACCAATACCCCTGCACCAATAATCATCACTAAGACGGAAAAAGTTTATACGCATTCAGATCGATTCTTGGAAAATTGGATGTATGGATCGGGGTGGGTGTTGTGGGGTATTATTTTGCTCGCTGCTATAACTTTTATTATAAAATTTTTGATTAAGATTAAAATTTTGTAAATTTGAACCATGAACGCAAAAGAAGTCTACAATTTATTGGCAACCAAATACGATAACCATTACTTCGGAAGCTACGAGGAGTTGAATATTATTTTAGACTCGGCAACATATCCTTGCATTGTGGTAATTCCTGTTAGTAAGCAAATTTCATTCGTTGCGGACAGATTTAGAGTTGTCGAGACTATCGTAGTAGCTTCTTTATCTATAATGGAGCTTGATTTTTCCACGTCAGCCATTTATGACACCGTTAAATCAATGGAAGTCGACCTAATGAAAAAGATTTATCCGTTTCAAAATCAAATTAAAAGTTACCAAGTGCTTTCGGAGTTAAATAAGTTCGATGCAAACGTGGCTTTCGCTGCTTTTGCTTTGGACATCGTAAACGATCCAATTTGTAGCAACACATGAGAACACTAACCAACCCCAACGGATTAAATATAATTGCATACGTTCCAGAACTAGTAGGTTCGATGTTCGATGAAGAATTATTTGTTGAAATAATTGACCCGTCAGGATTATACATCAATGGCTCGTACTTCAATGTAACGATAAACGACGTAATCATTCCGATTTTAATGTGGAACGGTAAAGGGCGTTATTATTTTGATGCGTTAACTTTTAATGACTTTACAAAAGCAGTTGTACATATCGAAATTACAGATCCGTTTTATTGGGCTTTCGATTTATTTCCTAAAAAATCAATAGGGGATATTTTAACCATGCAAACATCACTACTCCCGTTTTGGAATGGTGATAATATTTTTTCTGCTACCTACGATGTTGACATATTTAAGCTTATCGATGGATCGGGCGTAAAAATAACACTTCCAAGGAACATGAAAAATACTGTTTCGGGTGTTGAAAAATATCTATCCGGCTCAAAAGGCGCTTACACCGAAGAATACACTGAGGAATACATGATACCATCATCCGGATATTACATCGAAAGTCGAAAGGTATGCCCGGATCATGTATTTTTTAGTTGGGTCGATGATGATGGGTATTGGCGTTCGTGGTATTTCAAGCTTGCAGAAACGAAAGTGAGCTCAAAAGGGGTAACCGTTGACTTGATTAAAAATTATTCTGCATCCGGCAATGAACGCATAAACAAAATTGATCAAAAAAAGAATACTATATCAAGAATTTTCACATCAGGAAATGAAAATAAAGATGTTCTTTCAATTTTAAACAGCATAAAATCAAGCTCGTACGTTTTTATGAACTCTGAACGTGTAAATGTTAAAAGCGAAGACACAACAGACTTCAAGGATATTGACGAATTTATTTTTACAGTTACAAACGAAACAAAAACAGCTATTTAATGGTACGATTAAATTTAGAGGGTATTTGGATTGACTTGGACAATCAAGAATTTGAGTTGAAATGGAAACATCCTATTCAAAATTCTTTGAAAGGTGAATCATCTACATACTCGACTGATATAACCGCAGCATTAACAGAGAATAACCGTGAAGCTTCCGACTATAAGGTGTTTTCAGACTCCGCAAAGACAAATAAATACTTGTATGGAGCTTTATACGTAAATGGAACTTCAATGCGTGTGAGGGCTTATATTAAAGAGTTTTCCCCAACATCAATTAAGTTCTACCTGGAGCAATTCAGGAGTGGTGGGGTATCAAATTTGTTGAAAGACACTACGAATATATGTGATATTTATTTACCAGAAATTCAGAATAAAACTAAGCAGGATGTTTTGTTAAATGTTCAAGATGGATCGCTGTATAATTACTCTTTTGTTCCGGGTACCAATGCACCTAATATTTTTCATGGAGTTTTTGCTAATGGAAGACCAAATATTTATGCAGAAAATTTAATTCAGCAACTCGCATTATTTTACGGTGTAACTTTGAATAATGCACCGGATAACTACTTAGTGTATTCAAATCAATGGAAAAGACGCACTAACTCACTTGCTTATACCTCACCGGTAAGCAGGAATTACAACACGGGGGGCTCAAATCCGCGGAATCACGATATTGATTTAGGTGTATCAGTTCAAACGGAAGGAATTTTTATAAACGGGTTATCGATAACATCTACATCCCCGTTTAAACTTTTTATTAACGTAACTTCAAACAATTCCAGTCAGCCATATATCAGCTTTTATTCTAAGGATTCGCTTGGTGTTTATTCGATAATAGGAACTTCGCCACTAAGGGACGTTTCAGACCATTTTTTATTGGAATCTAAAATACTTCCTGCTGGTGTTTATTCAATCGGGGTGTTCGTGGAAGCATACGTACAATTCAGCATTTCAGTCGAAGCTATGGCTTGTTATACTGAACTTGAGAAAGAGACTGCAGGATTTAGTGATTATGCGGATTTCGGATTAACCGGGCTTTACCCTTGCTGGCAGAACCTACCGAAAGTTACCGCTAAAAGTATGATCGAAACCATTGCGCTGTGTTCTGGGAAGATGGTTGAATACCTCGATAATGCAATAAATTTCATCGATTTTAAAGATATATTCGACTGGCATAATGCAATTGACGTATCAGATAAATTAATTGGATGGAAAACAAAATCTTTCCGATTCCTTGACTCAAATAATGCTACTGTTAGTTATGCAGATAGCAAGGTTATAGCCACTGTCTTAATCAACGATGAAACATTACCCATTGGGACGAATAACGTAGCTACAATCGATGCTATTCGCATACAGGACGATAATGGATCTGAGAGAGTAACAGATAAAATGGTGTTACAACAAACTCCGGACGGACATTTCGAAATAATAAATAAATTAGCCGATATTTATGCACCGGTAATTAATCCAAAATTATTTGAAGCTGATTTTATTTATTTCCCTGATAATAAAAAGCCTTTATTAATTCGTCAATTGGGTGGTATTTATATTGCACTTGAAAGCATAATGACAACAAAAAATACTATTACCTTAAAATTGCTAAAATTAAGATGATATGGCAAGCGATTTACAAATACGAACCAAATTAACAATTGAAAGCCGTTTTGATAAAAATAAAATAGATGGACTCCCTCGTATCGGTCAGTATGCTGTTGAAAAAATTAGGGAACAAATCATCGCAAAGAAGATTACAGCGACCGGACGGACTCAACAGTCACTTAGGTATTCAGTCGACGGAGAAAAAGAGCTTAGAATTATAGCTGATGCAGGAAATCGGGCTCCAATTTCAACATTACAATACGGAAGAGAACCCGGAAAGATGCCACCTATCACAAGTATTAAAGAATGGATAGAAGCAAAGAGAATAGCTTATAAGTCAATAGCATATATTCGCCAACCATCTATTAATTGGAAGCCAAAATATACACCACAAGAAAGAGGGCTTAATTCCGTAGCATGGGCTATAGCATTTAAGATAAAGAAACTTGGCACAAATCGTCGTATCAACCCAGATACGACGGTATATTCTCCGGTACTTAACGAAGTTATAGAACTTTTCACTACTTTTATAGCGAATAAAACACAAGATCAAATAATAAAAGCATTAATAAAATGAAAATAATCAATTATTTTAAACAGAAATACTCCGATGCAAAGGATATAGTACTACTTTTCCTTCTTACAAAGAAATTAAAGAGAGCTAAAAAAGAGCAAAATATAATGATTGATAAAGTTAATTCGCTATGGCAGTAAATGAGGAGGTATTACTCGATATTAAGGTTCAAAATCAGGATGCCTTAAACAATATAGAAAAGCTATCTGCTGCGAACGATAAGCTAAAAGGCACTCTTTTGGACATAAAAAAAGCGGTTGAGGCTGGACAAATAACAGATAAAGATGCTGCATCTACAAGGGCGGTACTAAATGCTCAAATCAAAGAAAATACATCCGGTATTCGTGAAAATTCGAAAGAGATAAAAACAAATGCTGCAAGCGTTGCATCTGCCGGGGACTCAATTAATGGAATGAGGGTAAGGGTTACGGATTTACAAAAGTCTTATAATTCGTTATCTGCATCAGCTCGTGAGGGATCGGTTGGGAGGGCTATTTCTGCCGAAATGCTGCAATTAAATACAAATGTAAATAAAGCAAATTTATCGGTCGGAAATTTTAAAGATAATATCGGAAATTATGCCGGTACGCTTGGAATGCTTCCAAAACCCATACAAGATATTGCATCTTCGGCAGAACAAACATTAGGTATATTTTCAAAAGGCTTCGGAGGGTTAAAATCTGCTACCGATGAATATATTGCAAGCATCGCACTGCAAAAAGAAGCACAGGCGGCAGCAATAATAGCAGATGAAGCCGCAACCTCCGCAGAACTTGAATTGTCTATTGCTAAGGCTGCCGGAACTGCAACATCCGAACAAGCTGCTGCTGCTGATAGTTTACGAGCTACGGCCACTGCTGCTGCAACCGTGGCAACTGAAACGGGAACAGGTGCAATGAAGCTATTCAAGGTTGCGCTTGCATCTACAGGGATCGGATTAATTGTAATTGCGCTCGGAGCTTTGGTATCTTATTTTACATCGACTAATGAGGGTGCTAAACAATTTCAAAGGGTTATGTCCGGGGTTAATGCCGTTATTCAGGAAGGTGTTAAATTTATGGGGTCACTCGGTAAGTTGATTGTTGATGTTTTAACAGGAAATGTAAAAGAACTTGGAAACGATGTAAAAAATATTGGCGACAATTGGAAAAATGCAAGCGGAAATATAGAAAAAAATTACGAATTAGGTAATAAGATTGCAGATCAGAGACAAAAACTAACAAAGGCAGAAAGGGAGTTTTCAAATGAAAAAATAAGACAGCAAGGTATTATCGATGTGTTGGCTCTTAAAATTAGACAATCTGATTTATCTCCTGCTGAACGAAAAAAAGCGGCCGATCAGACCTTAAAAATTGATAACGAGCTGCATCAAAAAGAAATGTATTTCGCAAATGAAAATTTAAGGATTGTTCAACTTGAACAGTCTGTTAAATCTAAAAAAGACCTTCAAGCCATTCAAGATGCAAAAAATCGTGTAACTCAGACCATTGCGGAAGATAACCGATTTGAACAAAGTGTTAAAAACAGAGTTGGAAGGGTTAATAACACACTTGCAAAGGCTGCTGATACTAAAGAAGCAAGGGAAATAAAAAGCACTCAAACGATATTAAATGAACGGGGTAAGGTCTTAGATAATGAAAATAAAACAGAACTTATTTTAGAGGAAAACTATAATAAAAGAACTGAGAAGATCAAAAAACTTTATACAGATGAAATTTCGTTGATTGATAAACAGTCTTCTTTTGAAAAATGGACTTCCGATAAGATAGAAGCTGCAAAAGCCGTAGTCTTTGATAAGGAACGTAAAAGACTGGAAGATATTGCGACAATAAGAACTAATTTACTTATCGACCAAATGCAAAAAGAGCTAAAAATAATTCAATTGCAGGAGGATGAAAAAACGGTAATAGGTGGTAAAACATTTCAAATGCAAAAAGATGACTTGCAAAGAAATTATAACGCATCTGTCGAGCAAAATCGCTTAAAATTAGAGAACGATAAAAATTATGTTGATCAATCTGATTTAATTAATCAGCAATTTGCAACCGATTCAGCGAATTTGGATAACTCAATTTCTGAAAATAGAAAACAGTTATGGTCAAATGATATTGAAAATCAATTAACTTTTGCCGCTTCCGGATTAGACAGAGAAACCGAGTTAAAAAAACAAGCACTTGATATTCAAAGAATAAATGAGCTTAAAAATGCAAATTTAACAGCTACCGAAAAAGAAAATATAAATAAAAAATATGCTAAGGCTGAACGTGATTTAGATAGGATGTCTTTACAAACAAAATTATCTATTGCATCATCTACCGCAAATTCGCTTGCTGAGATTTTCGGTAAAACTACTCAGGCGGGAAAGGTTGCAGCGTCTATAGGCATTACAATTGACTCTATTGCAGGATCTATTAAAGCGTTTAATTCTATGGCTGAAATACCTGTAGTTGGACCTGCTTTAGGTGTTATTGCAGCCGACGGTGTAATAGCAACAGGAGTACAAGCCGTAAAACAGGTGTGGGCTGTATCAGAATCCGGAACATCAACAGTCCCAAATACTTCATCCCCTGTAACTTCCGTAGCTACTCCCGGCAGCTCGACAATATATACCAATTTGCCGACTATTAGTAGCATGTACGGATCAAATGCAAGCCAAAATGAGACAGCGCAAATCATTGCACAGTCAGTACCTAACCCTGTAGTATCCGTAACTGAAATAACTACAATGCAAAATGTTGTATCAGTAAAGGAAAATTCGAAACTTTAATGTATATTTGCAATCTATAGAAAAAACTATTTATATTAACGTTAATTAAAAATTAAAATTATGCCTGTAACAAGTTGTAACAAAAAATTAGCTGCTGATTTGGCTGCGAATTGCACCAACCCTGTAGTCGAAGGAAAGGAGTTAAACGGATATTTGTTGAATCGTAGCGATGTCGACATAGAAGCCACCATCGCCACCAAAATAGCCGGATCTAATAACCTTTATGCTTCTCTGATAAGAAAAACAGGGGCTAAAGGTTATCAAATGACGAACGTCAAAGACGAAGATGTCGAAAAGGTGGACGGTGCAAATGTCAATCGATGGAAACACGTTCTTTCTTTCGTATTGCTCGATGATGGTGATGTACCCGGTTCGGTAATTGAGTCGCTTGGTAGAAAAGATGGTGATGGATTTGTGGCTGTAACCGAAAATATTTACAAGGATTTCGGACGTACCCTTTCCCCTGGTAGTTCTGCATTTCAAATTGACGGACTTGAAACTCCATTGCGCTCAACCGGACAGTCAATCAAGAATACAAAATCATCTACCGATACTGCCGGCGGATGGGCTGCTGGTTTACAGTGCGAAGATAACCACCCACGTACAGGATGGTACTCTACCTCATACACCGCAACAAAGGCGTTATTTGATGCCCTTGGAACTGCTGCCGTGTAATGGATATGAATGAACAGATATTAGCAAGGGCGTACAATTCGGATATTGATTCCGGTGTACGCTCTTATGTTTTGAGCTATTATGAATTTTTGTTTAACAAAACGGTTTCCGATCAACAATGTTCAAATTGCATACATGATGCAGCCGTTGAAATATTAGTTAAAATCATGGACAAAAGAAAATATATTATTTTTGCACACATTCCAATTCTTCACAAAGGAAAGTGGTATACTCAACCGACTTTAACGGATGAAATTGCGGAGGAATATTTAAAAGAGAATCCAAAGGATATTGTAAAGTTTAAGAAGTTTCCAAAACAGTCACAAAAAAAAGCGGTATAATTACCGCTTTTTTAATTAATATCTTTTTCCGTGTCTATACTCTCGAGTAGCATTGAATTGTCTTTTTAACTCAATGTGTCTGTCAATATTTATATTTAAAGCACCGACTAAGTTGAAAAGGAGAATAAAAGAATCAGCAATTTCATCTTCAAAAGTGTCTTTTACTTGCTCTTTGAAAAGATCAATAAACTTTTCGGTTTTACCTTGTTTTGTAAAGCCACTCAGATTACCGCTAATAGTATAGTCATTTGTCAAATTCTTAGTGTCGTTTATATTTACTCTTTTATTCTTTCTGTCGGCTTCTAAAGCTTCTGATAGCTCAGAAACTATAAGCATAAGCGTCTGTCCAATATTACACTCCTTTACGTCAAATCCTTTTAATTTATTTGCTTCGTAAATCTCTTCTGATATTTCGTTCAGTGTTTTATTCATTTTTAAAATGGTTTACTAATTTGTAATACTCCTCCAATTAGTCTCTTACCTGTCGATTTTTCAAAACAGCGAGTTGAAACCTTATGTTTAGTTTCGTAGTCAGAAAGATGCTGAATTGCATCTTTCACGGTTTCCACTTCAAATTCAAATACTACTAAATTTGAATCACGGGCTTTAAATGTCATAACTCATTGAATATCAGAACGGTAGGTCATTTGGCTGTATATTCAACGAATTTGGATCGTATATTGGGGCTCCGAACGGTTCAATCGGATTGGGTTCTGCGTGACTTCCATCTCCTATTGGTGGTTGTGGTTTTAGTTCGGGTGCTGGAGAAGCCCAACCAGTTACATCGCTTTCCGGAGCTTCATAGCCGTGAACTTGCTCAACTTTATCAACGATCTGAATTTTAGCATTTACATATCCCTTATCATTTTTGATGTAAATAATCTCGGCATCAATAACTCCGAAACGTTCGACATGATCAAATGTAAAGTTTGAGCAATTCAAGCCAAATGCGTACGTTGTAACACCGTTATATTCTCCAGCCTTAATAAGTGTAGCTACCTGCTCTTTCGTCGCTCCTGCCCCCGCCGCTGCCATTGCTAAGACGTTTGCATCTTCTTTATTGTCAACAGAACAGAAAAGCGATTTAATGCAGTAATTATCGCCCTCTTTGATTGATTTTTTAATGATTTTTACTTTCATTTTTTTTGATTTGTTTTAAATTATTTCTCCAAATTCCTCCACGGAGACTTTAAATGTTGGCTTGAAATTAAACACATCCAGTATCTTTGTTTCGGAAATTGAAACTAAATGACCATTCATTATCTCACTTGAAACATATTTAGTCGCATTTTGTAACGAGTCGGAAAAAACAAAGAATTTTTTTGATGATTTCTTTTCTTTCCCAGACACCTCATCCAAATAGATAAATTTCATGTTTGCTTTGAAAACATAATCAAGATCTTGATCCCCGATTATTTCGCAATTTTTTTTGCAGGACTACGCTTTCAACGGAAACAGGTTCTTTTGAAAATGGAGCAAGCTCGGATATTACAACATCTTCCGGCTTTTCTCCATCTTCGTGTAGCACCAGGTATTTTTCGCCTTTGCCTACTAACTTGTAAGCGTACTGTTCGTTTTCTCTAACTACTTTTGCTGTGACTAAACTTAATTTTTTCATGCTGTTTTGTTTTAAAATTTTGGTTGTGGATTTTTGAATGGATTAAAAATAAAAGAATGCGCATAATTCGGGAGTCTTTTAGTTATAGACCAAGTCATTCTTTGCGCTTTTTCTTCTTTTCCAGTGAATTTATTTACATAAATCACATTGCCCTTTTTGTCTTTTTTGCCTGTGTTTAATAACATAGTGCTGTTTTGTTTTAAATGATTATTATTGATTGATTAATTCTGTAATTTTTGAAAGGAGTTCGGAGTCGTGAGCTTTGATGTATAAATCGTGAATACCCTTTATCTCAGACATAATTTCCATTATTTCAATCGGATTGTCCGCTGCGTTTAATTCTAAAAACTTAGGAGCTAAATCCATTATAAATTTCTGATAGGGAGTGAAATTTGTTGTGTCCATTTTATTTGGTTTTATGTGTATAAATTATTGACTCCACAAAAATAGATAAACAAATTTAAACTACAAAGAAATTATAGTTAAAAATGAAATATATTTTCAAATTAATTAAATATGTCGTTTGTAGAGATGTGGGAAATAGCGGTTAGTCTTTGTTTTAATGCTACTGACCTGTGCTTCAACTCTCCGATTACTAAAGAATTACAAGGGTGGTATACTCCCGGTTCGTATTTTTTTTTATAGGATTTAACCCTTTCTATATTTTCAAGCATTTGCTTAAGTTCTTGTTCTAAAAAATCAATTTGCTCCATTTTGTTTTTCTTTAAATTATAAATATATTTTTTTGTCCTCCTTTGACCCCTACCGCCACATTGACAGTTGAGGTGATTAACTTTGAGCTTAAATACTTTTTTGTGTAAGTATCTGCGCTTAATCTATTCGACCCGTGAATTGTGATAATTTTTGGGTTTTTAGCTCCTGATTTTCGGATAAAATTGATAACATCGTTATCGGATAAATGCCTTGAACACCCTTGTCGCTGTTCGTCGGTGGCAAGATGAAAAAGATAGTCATTGTAGTTGCATTCGATTAGGAAGTTTTCGACTCCAAAGTGTTTTAAATCACTACAAACATCTTCGGTTAAATTGTCAAACTGTACATCGGTCGCAAAATATAGAAATTTACTTTCTACCAACGAATGTATTAAAAAAGTCATCGTGGTAACATCTCCATGATTCAATGGGAGTCCGAAAACTTTAAAATGTTCACTAACGTTCTTTTCCTGCGCCAAATAAACAGGCATCACAGCCATAAATTCACCCTTGTATTTTGCATGATCCATGTGAGAGTGCGAAATTATGCACATTTCAGGCGGAGTTACCCCCACCCGAAATTTTACATAAGTAGCACGTGGCATACCAGCTTCTATCAACATCGAATTTCCATCCTTGTCGATTAACTCGTAAAGATTCCCTGCGCTACCTGTTGCGATTACATTGATTTTCATCAGAAGAATGATTGAATTTCTGATGGTTTTGATTCTGCTGGCTCGGTCGGAGTAGCTTCCGCTTCTTTCTCAACTTTCGTAGTCGATTTTTCGGCAGGCTTTACCGGTTCCTTTTTTCCAGATAGCTCTTTCTTTGCTTCCTCCAGCGCTTTGCCGTCATTCGTTACGTCTTCGTAATGTGTGTATTCAGAACTTTCATCGTATGCCAGGATAGACTTTAATTCTTCCGATGGGCGTGGAATAATCTTCATTAAATTACGGACAACAATCTTTTCAAAGTGAATTGAGTTGTTTGTTTTTTTGTAGTTGTCCGCCTTGAATCCAGGGCTAAATTTGGCACGATCTACAATTTCGGCACAAGACATAAAGATGTCATAAATCTGGTCTTCAGTGGTCACGAAAACACCATAATAACCAACTGTCGGTTTAAATACATCGTTCTTTCCATCAAAAGAGTAATTGCCGGTAGTCATATCGCTAATTACCTGGACTCCTTCGTGAATTTCACAGGTGTAAAAGCGTTTACAGTTTGAGAGCTTAAGTATTTGTTGTTTCTGAAAATTGATGTCGAAAATAACGAGGGCTTCGTATTCCCCGGTAGCTGTTTTTACGTCTGCGCCGTTCTTTTTTTCTTTCTTGAAAATTTCAAAGGGAATAAAGGAAATTTCTTTTTTAGCGAATGATGCACCAGATTCGGTTGCCCGGAAAACTGCATTCATCAAAGATGCGGGTTTTGTTTTACTCAACTTTTCCAGCATTTCATCACTCTGTGAGAAAATAAGGTCGGAGAAAGTTTTCATGAACTGGATTTTGAACTCAGGGTTATTTGATCCTCTCATTGTCAGGTGCATTTCGGACATCTGTTTAAAATTGTCTTGCAATTCAAGCGCTGTTGATTGTTCTGTACTCATTGTTTTGTATTTATTTGATTGTTAAGCTTAAATATTATCCTGTGTATTCGTTACTTAATTTGTATGAGTATATTTCAACCTCTCTTTTGTCCATAAAAGATTTATCCTTGTTGTTATCGGTAATCTTTTTAAATTCAAGCAATTTGCCAGCAAATGGATTTGGCATTTCAGATGGAATAAAACTTCTGTTTAAAACATTCATGCAGAATAGTTTTACCTCTCTCTCTGGTCTTTCTGATGAAACGCTATAAGAATAATAACTATCGCCATATGATTTCCTCTGTCCAGCTTCCAACACTTCAACTTCAAATATATAATTCATTTTTTTCATTTCGTAATTTATTTAATTGTTAATTCATTATCATTAGTCGCAAAAGCCAATATGCAATTCAAACCTAAAGTATTGATTGGTTGGGTCGTATTTGCCTCGCAATTGTCCATTACCGTAACGCCCGTATAACCTTTCAAGCGTTGCAAATTAAATAACACTTGCATTTTAACGTTATTCTGCAAAGCCCCGTTACATTCATAAGGGAATACTTTTCCGTTTGCCGTAATTTTAAAGCAATCTTTGTATTCATCCCGACTCATTACGTACTCCAACAATTCGACATCCAACGCAATACCTCCTGCAAATTCCTGTTTAACAATAGTTGCTAAGTTACTGAAATAATCTGATATTTCGGTGGTTAGGATTGTTATTTTTTCAATTATTTCAAGTAGGTTGGCTTGTTTTTCTTTGATTTCGGATGAACGTTCAACGATTAATTTGATATTATTCTCATTAACGCCAACAGCCTTGTTGATGTCAATCTTCAATAGCTCGTATGCTGCGTGAGCATCCTTAAATTCTTCCGAAATTTCGACTGATTCGGGGAGTTTTTCGGGAGTTGGGTCGATAAGGTTTGCGAGTTCAGTTTGTTTTTTCCACAATTCTTTTGTTATTGTATGGAGTTCAGATTCAAATTGAGAGATATTCAAATTGTATATTTCTATCAACTCAGCATCTCTTTTTTTCTTTATTCTTAACCTGGTTTCATTTTCGTCATCGACCAATTTATTTGATTCAATCACCCGGCTTAACTTTCTTTCGGCTTCTTGCAAGTCGGATTTAACAGCGCTATATTCTGAATTGATAGCGGACATTTCTTTTTCGAGAATAGTGCGATTTTGAGTCCTTGATGTGGCAATTATAGCATTGTTCATTGCCTCAAATTTAATTTTTTCAGCAGTTTCAGAATGCAATTTTGCAGCCGGGCAATTTTCATTATTTAGCGGGCAATTTGATGATATCTCACCCGATGGAATAAACACCCGTTCCGAAATTTCCTTTATTTTTGCAGCATTTTCAACAAGAACCGGGTTATTTCCAAAGTACTTTTCTGCATACTTTTCAACACTTTCAAAATATTCTGACTTTTCTAATGCTGATTTAAGAACATCTACATCGGATTCGAGTCTTTCCGTAGGCTCAATAACCTTCGGAGCAAATACCGACTTTTTTACGCTCTCTAAAAGCTCTTTTTCGGTTTCAATTGAACTTTTAAGCCTTCCAATTTTAATTTCAGTGTCTGAGATGGCGGTAGAGATCTTACCTTTTTCGGTATAATAATCTCCCATCGCCTCATTATTTTTTTTGTTAATTTCAGCAATGGCATCCGAATTTGTCGAAGCGGATAAAGCAATATATTCAGCATTCATCGCCAAAATATCCTTTGGAAATTCGGGCACCGGCACATCCTTTGTATTCTTGTTGGCATCCTGTAAGCCCTTTACCAGGTCGACCTCAATTTTCTGAGCTTTCTTAAGTTCTTTCAGTTTCAGGGATGCAGAATTTACATCGTAGTCCGGAAGTTTACTTTTTAAAATATCGATGAAGATTGAACGTTGGACGATTTCTAAATCTTTTTTAGGAGCAAAGAAATAATCCGTTCCGAATTTTTGAAAGTCTTTGAATTCGTCTGCAAAATCATTGCAGGGAATTGAATTTTTTTTGCATACAGTAGAACACTTAATCTTTATGCTTTCAACTCCATCTCTGCCGGTTTGAAATACTGGCTGTACGATTCTATGGTATTCGTTTCCGTAGTTGTCGAAATATGACACGTCAGCAATTGCATCGTGAATGTCAACACGGTTGTCGTATACTTGTTTAAATTCATTTCCTGACAGATCTTTTCCTGTTAGAACGAAGCCTATTGCTTCAAGTATTGTTGATTTTCCAAGCTCATTACCGCCTGATATTCTCGCAGGAATTGACACTGTTAAATTTTCGTGTCGTTTAAATTTGTTGATTTGAAGTTTCATTTTGCTTGTTTTGTTTTATTTATTTATCAATATTTTACTGCCATTTCTCTGCGGATAAAGAAATGTATACCTGTCGAACACTCATTAAATCTTTCTTCATCAAAATCCAATATCTCGTTGGTTTCTCCAACTTTGTAAATAAATTTTGAATCATTATCGCTTCTAATTTCTTTTAATTCAGAAATTAACCCATCAATATTTTGAATTTCTAAACATTTCGCTTTTGAGCATCGGCACTTTAAAGATGTGGCAGAACTTCGTTTAGCATCCTCACAAACTTCAATTTTTACGATCTTGCCTTGCGCTTTCTTGTACGCTACAAATGCACCGTCTGGGCACTGCGATAGTAAAAATCCGGTATTTTCATTGTGGTTGGCACTTCTCAGGTTGGCACTTCTCAGGTTGGCACTTCTCAGGTCGGCACCGCTCAGGTCGGCACCGCTCAGGTCGGCACTTCTCAGGTCGGCACCGCTCAGGTCGGCATCGCTCAGGTTGGCACTTCTCAGGTTGGCACTTCTCAGGTCGGCACTGCTCAGGTTGGCACTTCTCAGGTTGGCACTTCTCAGGTCGGCACCGCTCAGGTCGGCACCGCTCAGGTCGGCACTTCTCAGGTCGGCACCGCTCAGGTCGGCATCGCTCAGGTTGGCACCGCTTAGGTTGGCACTTCTATTATTTGCTTCTGCTATTGTATTTTTAATAGAATTATTTTCACATTCTAATTCAAAAAGTAATGATCCGAAAATTGATTTAATTTTAATTTTTGTTTCCATTTTTGTTGGTTTATTGTTGGTTTGATTTACTTTTCGGATTTTACAAAAGTTCCATTTGCGTTTCGATTTCGGTGGAGTTTGGATTTCAAATTTACATTTGAATTTGAAAGAAGTACATTTAGATCTACATGATTTTTAATTTCGGATTTTAAGCCTTTAATCGTTAAATCCCTTGCAATAATCATTTGATCACGCAGGTTGATTTCTTTTTCAAGTTTTACAATGCGGGCTTTTGACTCCCTGGATAACGATTTTTCAATGATTAAAAAACACACGACAAGTAAAACGGTAGCAATAACATAGATAGTTGATGTCATAGGATTTGATTTTTTAATGATTAGTATTTGTTAATTGATTTTAGAATCTGATTTAACGGCTATCACACAGAAGATTGTGAATAGTGAGTATGTGATTATCGATAACATTAACATGGTTCTTGCTCTTTGTTGTAAAAGTCGTATTCTTCTTGTTCTCTAATTTTACAATCATCATGTATTTTATACTCTCCATCTAATAATGGTTGTTTACAATAGCTGCAACGATATTCATAAAAAATTCTTGAGTTGCGTTTAGCTTCTTTTTTTTTCTGACGCCGTTATTGAGTACATAACTTTATTTTTTTTAATCCCCGTGAAGCACGATAGGGCAGT